GTGGTTGATGCGGAAGTCTCTGAAAATGAGAAACAGATGAACCTATTTAAGATGGAGCATAATGTTGATCAGGTCACTACGGGCGCACCTCTGGATCGTCAGTTTGCTCCAATTCCAGATACGTTTCGAGGAAAGCCAACAGGATTAAAAAGGTTAACTAAATCTTGTGAGTTCTGTGACTTTATAAAGCCATGTTACCCAAAAGCTAAGTACATGCCGCACCCAAAGTCTGAAGCTAAAAACCCACCAATGTACTGGTTCATTGAGGATGATTAATGCCAATAAAAACCCAATCGGCTAAAGCCAAAGGGCGGCTACATCAGCAATGGGTGAGGGACAAAATTCTAACATTGTTTCCGAAGTTGGAACCTGATGATGTTAGATCCACTTCTATGGGTGCAGGGGGTGAGGATATTCAGTTATCCCCTGCCGCTAGAAAACTATTTCCTTATTCTGTTGAGTGCAAGTCTCTGAAGGCTTTGAGCATCTATAAGATTATGCGTCAGGCCGAAGATAACTGCCCCACAAAAGCAGAGCCAGTAGCCATCGTAAAAGCCAACAGAGAGAAGCCGTTAGCAATTATCGATGCAGAACATTTTTTTAAAATGATTGGAAAAAACAAATGAGTGAAGACGATGTCCCACAAGCATGTGGAATTTTTCTTATCCCATTGGACGGTGATAGTTTTACTATCAGACCCTTCAACAATCTACATGCAACTCTTAGCGAAGATGAGGCTGATCGATATGAAGAACTCGTATACGGGCTAATGCATATAGCATCTGAGGGATATGAGTATCTTACTTCAATAGGAAAGATAATCTTAGAAAACGAGCGCAGTGAAGAGATTGAGTTTGAGCCTGAAGACGAACTCATTGATGCAATCGCTGAATCCAAAATCATACCATTTAATAGGAAACAATAATGAGCATACCGCACGTCCACAAAGAAAATTCATACGTCCTTACAATGGGTGAAACTACCCTTAATTTAGATGAAGACATGGTAAACAGCCCACCGCATTACTCAAAGAGCCGTATCGAATGCATCGATGCTATGGCGTCTATGGCTGACGGTGCAGATGTATCAGCCCATGCCAGTTACTGTTGGCAGTCTGTTTTCAAATATCTTTGGAGATTTCCATACAAAGGTAAGAGTGTCGAGGATCTTGAGAAGGCTCAGTATTACCTCAACCGATTGATCGAAGAGATGAAAAAGGGAGAGCCATGAATACCCCTGGATATGAATACTACTATGAGGATGATGAACTAGTTCGTGATCCTAATACTTACCTAAATAAAACCCCACTGGAAATGGTTACGCAGTTTGCCAGAACTTATAAGCAATCCGTTAACCTTCCGTGGATGAAAGACACCCGACATGACCTACTGAGGTTGATGTTGGTGAAGGAAGAATATGCAGAACTTCTCAGCGCAACGGACGAAGAGAACCTAATCAAAGAACTAGCAGATCTAGTCTACGTTACCTACGGCTACGCAGCCACATTCGGATGGAACTTAGATGAAGCTGTCAGACGTGTCCATGCAAGCAACATGAGCAAGCTTGATGAAGATGGACAACCAATTTTCCGTGAGGACGGGAAAGTACTTAAAGGGCCAAATTACAAAGAGCCTTACCTAGAAGATTTAAAACAATAAAACCCTTGGGAGCAAGAATAATGATAAAAAACGAATACGGGCCGAAACTACCAATCTCTGAAGAAATACACGCAACGAAATATAGATCTGAGGGTGAGACTTTCTACGAGGCCATGACACGGGTGGCTGACGCATTAAAAGACGATGATACACATTTTGAACAGTTTAGAACAATCCTTTATAACCAGAGATTTCTTCCTGCAGGTAGAGTACAATCGGCTATGGGTGCGCCCAGAACCGTAACCCCGTATAATTGCTTTGTAAGCTCCACAATTGAGGATTCTATGGATGGCATCACCAGAGCCGTTGCAAGGGCCGCTAAGACCATGCAATTAGGTGGCGGTATAGGGTACGACTTTTCCACTTTGCGCCCTCACGGAGCTTTAATTAAGAGCTTAGACAGTAAGTCCTCTGGGCCGCTAAGTTTCATGGGTATTTTTGATGCAACTTGCAAAACTATTAGCTCTGCAGGACACCGTCGAGGCGCACAGATGGCGGTTATGCGAGTAGACCATCCTGACATCGAAAAATTCATCAGAGCTAAGAACAATAGCACTGACCTAACTCAGTTCAATATGAGTGTTGCGGTCACTGATAAGTTCATGGAAGCAGTAAAATTAGACAACGACTTTGACCTAGTGTTCGAGGGAACAGCTTACAAGACTGTGAAAGCAAAAGCCCTGTGGGATGACATTCTCAGAAGTACATGGGATTGGGCAGAACCTGGAATACTATTTATCGATAGAATTAATCAAAAGAACAACCTGCACTACTGCGAAGAGATTGCTGCTACTAATCCCTGTGGGGAGCAGCCGCTGCCACCCAACGGGGCATGTCTACTAGGTTCATTTAATTTAACTAAGTATGTTGTTGAGCATGATGGAAAGTATGTCTTCAACATGAACATGCTGAGAAATGATATTCCTTGGGTTGTAAGAGCTATGGACAACGTTGTTGATAGAGCAACCTACCCTCTTCCAGAGCAAGAAGAAGAAGCCAAAAACAAAAGGCGCATGGGCTTGGGGGTTACTGGTGTTGCTAACGCCATTGAAGCATTAGGCTTTGACTATGGCTCAGATGATTTCATTCGCATCTTCGAGGACATCATGGCTACCATCCGTGATGAAGCTTACAAGGCTTCCATTGAGCTTGCTAAAGAAAAAGGTAAGTTTCCGCTGTTTAAGAACGACTACCTGACCAGTGGCTTTGCCATGACCTTGCCGACTGAGATCAGGACACAGATTGCAAAGTATGGCATCCGTAACAGCCACCTACTGTCTGTAGCTCCAACAGGAACTATTTCCCTGTCGGCTGACAACGTAAGCAGTGGCATAGAGCCTGTCTTCAGCCTTGGCTATGACCGCACCATACAAACCTTTGATGGGCCTAAAGTCGAGAGAGTAGATGATTATGGATACCGTGAGTTTGGTACAAAAGGTAAGACCGCTGATGAACTCTCAGTCTTCGACCATGTAAGAGTTTTAAACGTAGCAAGTCGCTATGTTGATTCAGCTTGCTCGAAGACATGTAACGTTGGTGACAATGTGTCATGGGAAGATTTCAAGAAAGTATACATGGATGCATATGAGGGGGGTAGCAGCGGCTGCACAACCTTCCGTGCATCGGGTAAGAGATACGGCATTCTCAATGCATCAGCATCAGAGGACGTTGTAGAAGAGCCTCAACAAGAGGCCAACGCAGATTTCGTGGAAGAAGGTGGTGCTTGTTACTATGAGCCATCATCAGGACTGCGAAAATGCGAATAAAAGAGGCTAGGTTTTCCGTAATGTTATTGAGGCAGACACATGCAGGAAGACCCCTATCAAACAGGTTACACAGATTTCTTCGAAGGAAACCTAACCTGTAAATATCGCCCTCGCAGCTTCTACGCAAAGGAGTGGTTGCGAGGGTTTAACTCAGCATTCAACTACAACAGGCAAGCAAATGTACAAAGAGTTCCAGAAGAAAGATTTTCAAGAGTCAGATGGTGCAACCCGTGAAGCAGCTAAAAGCTTTTGGCATTCACTGGGGTATGTTTGTACGGACAACCCTGATGAGTATGGGGTTGACCTAATAGTTGAAGGACAAAACAAGCGTTTCTACTGTGAGGTAGAACGTAAGAAGGTATGGCATGGTGTTAAGTTTAAATACGACACCATCCACCTTCCTGTCAGAAAGGCTAAATTCCTAGATAAACCCACACAGTTTATGGTGTTCAACAATAGTCTGACCCATGCAGCCATCTTTGGGCGTAAGGTTGTTAAGGAAAGCCCTACGACTGAAGTACCAAACTATAAGATCGCTTTCGGTGAAAAGTTCTATGACGTTCCCGTATCAAAGGCGCACTTTGTTAGTACAATTAATTAATTATTTTTAAGGTATTGACTAAGTGGCATTTTGATTCTACTATTAGAGGGAGTTTCGGGGATTGGTATCTTCGGATCGATGGATATGGGTAAACCCTCGTAGGCTCTTAAACTTACGGGGGTTTATTTTTAGGGGTAGGGATGAATACAGAATTTAAAAAATGTGAACACAAAAATTGCAGCAACTTTTTTTCTATTACTAGTAATCGTCAGAAATTTAAAAGGTTCTGCAGTAGAGTATGTAAAGAACGTAACTGCGATTTAACATCTGACCAAAGGCGTACAACTTCTAGGAAGAATGCTAGGAAGAGGTGGCATAGTGATCCTGCAATTAAGCAGCGAAGCAATGAGCTTAAATCTATTAGGTATCATGCTATGTCGGATGTAAAGAAAAAGAAGGTTAATAAAAATCGCAATCAGAAATATAAAGCATATAGATTACAGCGTCATTATGACCGTATGGAGAATGATACTCATTATATGCTACGCCAAAAGATCTCTGATCGCATTAGAAAAGCTTTAAAAAATGGGTACGGAGAAAAGAGTAAAAGCTGTAAAACGTATATAGGTTGCTCTATTCCTGAACTTCGAAAACATATGGAGAGTCAATTTGTGGATGGTATGATTTGGGATAATTATGGGGATTGGCATATTGATCATATTAAACCCTGTTCTTCCTATGATTTATCTAAAGAGGAAGATCAAATTGAATGCTTTAATTACACAAATTTACAACCTCTTTGGGCAGAAGATAATCTTAAAAAGGGATCTAGTTTAAATTTTAGTAGAGATAAAAATGTGGATTGATGCACTCATAATTGTAGCAGCGGCTGTTTTAATTTACACCGTCTGGAAAGATACAAACTAAAATAGAAAATTACTATTATTAGGTGGCTTCTTAAGTGTAGTAGTTGTATACTTTGATTCGCATTAACTAATGAGGATTTTATTATGCTAAGACTAGTCGCAGTAGCTGACGTTAATTTTTCTAAAACAGGGATTACAGACCCTGCAGAAATGGAATTACATTTCAAAGAAATCTGGGACGAATTTTTAATTCATGCTGAGAAAAATTTTGATTGTAAGGTTTCTCACAATGAAGCTGCTATTTTAATGAACCGCAGGGGAAAGAAAACAGGCCCTTTAAATAAGATTGTTTTTAGAGGCAGTAGAACTCCTAAAAAGGTTCAAAAAAGCCCCGTAGCTATTGACCACAGGGTATAAAAAAGTATATAATATACTTGAAGTTGGCGGTTTGGTCACTGCCTTTTTCAGTTTAGTGACCCTAGGCTTAATTGCCTAGGGTTTTTACTTTTACGCTACTAGAATATCTTCGTTGGGATCATATCCACATGCTTCCCTAAAAGGGATTGCTGTAAAAGTGTCGAGAGTACAGACGATAAGATATTGTTGTTCTGCCTCTCTACTTTGTTTTGCTGCCTCAAGTAGAGCAATGCCAAATTCATTGGCTTTTTCTGCAGTTAATAGCATTAACTACTCCTTTATTAAGTGTTACTTCGATAGGCGTTATTGAGGTAGTTAATCTCTGCCTAACGTAATTCTGACGTAGGAAGCACCCAAAGGTCAATAAAGTAATTTGTTTAATTTAATTATTTTATACTTGACTGAAAAAACCTAATAAAATCAATGCTGCCAAAAGTTATCCACAACTACATGTTGATATTTACCAGGTATAAAATCAATATATAGTATGGGATACTATAGGATTTATCGCATGTAAAACGAAAAAACTCCCGAATCATTTGACCCAAGAGCTTTTATTCTATTATGAATAGGGGAAGGGATTAGTTACCCCTTTATTAAGTGTTATGCCCCCTTGCTTTTGCTTGGGGGTTTTCTATTGGACTAATCCTAATGCTTGCATCATATCTCTGTCGTACAAAAATGCGTCCTCTGCGCCAAACTCATCTTGCTCTTGAACCCTAAGTTCATAACGCCCTGTCCTCTGTGTCGCTGAGATTGCCGTTTCTGCTAACTCACGGAGTTTTGATTTAGGCTGACCATCTGCATATGCTTTTGCATACTCTGAGAACATCTTTGGATTTGTCACTACAACCGCAAGCACGTTAGCTGAGATTTCTTTCTGCAATCTCTCAGCCTCTGCTATTGGTACAGAAGATAGCCTACGCAATAGGGCTGCAGTTGGATTCATATATCCTGCAAAGACCAGTATTGCGGTAGAAGCAGCATCACGCATATCAGAGTTTCTAGCAGTATTAATAAACGTAT